TTTATTTGCAATAGTTGCTATTCTAGTAGTAAACCACTGCCACAATCCTTGTATTTTTTTACGAACAAAAGATATAACTTTATCAACAGCCTTTTTAAAACTTACTTCATTTAGTTGACCCTCTGTTAGCAAATTTTTATTGTGTTCTATTTCATTTATTGCAGACTCTTCAATCTCTCCTGTTTTATCTAAAAGAACCTTCACACTTACTCTAAGAGCTTGATAAAAACTATATCCTGCTTTAACTCCAGAGGCTTTATACGAACCACTTTTTATGTCAGGCTTCACACTCATCTTCTTTGCTGTTATTGCAATAAATGAATCATCTATTTTTAAAAATTTAAGTCTGTCCATACGATAATCCCATATTAACATATGTGTTGCAAAACCACTGTTATCACCAGATGGCTGACTAGGAAATGCATAACCACCAAACTTTTCATATCCCATCATGGACTCTTTTGCAAAGGCATTACCCACATCTGGTTTCTTAAAAGCTGCCTCAAATTTTTTAGTTATATCTCTTTTCATATCTTCTTGACTATCAACTACTTTTTTTGCCTCTTCATTTCCTGTTTTTTTAGCATCGTCCACTGACATTTTTTTTAAAACACCAGCATTAACCTCTGCTCCTATAGTTCTAGTATTATCAATAAATTTTTCTACTTCTGTAACAAGTTCATCTTTTAGTTTTTGTCCAGATTTTGACATCTCTAGTGCAGCAATAAGTGTTGCTTTTACTTCTAATTTTTTACCAGACATTAATTGGGCCAGTGGGCCCTTTACAGAGGTTGCGTAACCACCAACAGAAATATCTGCTTTAGATGTATCAAGATTTTTTCCTGTTATGTCTTTCCAAGGGCCAGACACTTTCATTTTAGATTGACCAGCACCAGCATCAGAGGAACCAGATAATTGTTTTTTACATATCTTTGAAAAATTCCATAATATATCTAATTGTTCTTCTTCAGATTTACCATACACTGCCCATTTTTTATCAGCAACTCTCATAAATTCTTTTACATAACGATCTTTTAAAATTTGTTTTTTAAATTTTTGTTCGTTTTTATCTCCATTATGACAGGCAGCAATGACTCCCTCAAAAACTGTAGAGGCAGTTGTTGCTTCACTCAATAAACGTGATTCTTGTATCTTTTCTAAAGGAGTAATAGAAATATGTTCTCTTGGCCGTAATTTCTTGCCGTAATCGGTGATACCCATCAATCTCTCCATATGAAATAGTTAATAGTATTTATAACTATAAAGAAATCAATTGTCAAGGGTAAAAGGCGTAGTTATTAAATACTTTCTTTGAGGATTGACCATGACATTTATGGTTTTCATAACATCTCTATTGAGCAAAACATCAGTTGACATATCTTCACGGTTATCTAATCCAAACCGAACTTTACCAAAATTTGTTCCAGCATACTCAAACTCAAGCTCTACAATTGGTCTATCATCTTCACCAATACCACTAGATGCTTTATACTTACCAACAAAGTTTGTTGTGATTGTTTTATCATTAGTTGTAAACGTAACTTTCTTTCCATTAATGTTTACATCCTCTGCATGAAGAACACACATAGCAGAGTTACCAGTATCAAACTTAGCAGTCATTTCTCCAAAAGGATTAACTGTTACCACCTCTTCGTATCCACACTCTGTAGGCACTGTATATCGAATCTTAGGATTGTTAAAGTATTTTAGAACATCTTTCACAATATTAAAATTGTTAGCTTCTTCTATTCCCTCTGTGCCTGGGCTGCTATTTACCTCTAAAACAAATGGAGGTTTATTTTCGGTGTCTGATGAAGGTATAAAATCTACAGCAGTAAATATGCCTCCTATAGATTTTGCAGCTCGAATGCTATGTTCTGTTTCAAGTTTGGTAAGATTATATTTTTTAACCTTGGCTCCTTGAGATACGTTACTACGAAAGTCGCCTTCTATAACATCTCTTTGCATAGTGGCAATAACTTTACCCCCAAGAACTAGAACACGTACATCAAAGTCTGTTTTTATGTACTCTTGAATTAGAATATCCATCTCACTATCTTGTTTATAAAGAAGTTGTACAATAGATTTAAGAGCTCTCTCTGACTCTATAAACAATACACCTACACCCTTTGATCCTCTTAGAGTTTTAAGTATGATAGGAAATTTAGTGTCTAGATTTTTAAATGATTTTTCTATAGAGTCTGTGTCTGGAACCAGAACAGTTTTTGGTTGTGTAAGTCCAAAATCTTTTAGTCTTAAAAATGTTCTATATTTGTCAGCAGCAGTCTCTATACAATTTCTACTGTTTACAACACAATACCCCGCTCGTTGTAACTGTGTTATTAAGTCAAGACAACTATCTCTTTGTGGTGTTCCACGTATAAACACAACGGTATCATTAGGGTTTATCTTAAAACCCTTTTCATCATCACCTTTGTGTATAGTTCTTTGACCATCGTTGAACTCTGTATATGTGTCATTTATAGAGGAACTATAATAAGGATAATTTATTTTTTTTGCCTCTTCCTCTATTCTCTTATTCGTAATGCCTTTACCCTCAACATTTGTAGAAAGAACTACAATGCGATAACTAGACTCTACCTCTTCTGCAATAAAGGATTTAAACTGTTCCATTAGGCCTCTTTCTTTTTACCAATGTTGTACTTAGTCTCTAAAGTCCAATCATTTTTTTCACGAAAAGACAAGACCTTAATTTGGCTAAGAGGTGCAACATTAGATGCATCACCTTTAATAGAAATCAAATCCCAATCTTTCAGTAGGTTTGAAATAGTGTTTCTACGTGCAATATCATTTTCACTTAGATTTGTTTGTTTTCCATCTAAAGCAAACAACTCTTTAAAGTGAACTATGTAATACTTACCTTGTTTGTGAAGGATATGACAGGATTGATATAGTTTCTTTTCTTTTCTACTTGCAACCCCAATTCGTGATAATGTCTCACGAACTTTCAAAAAATCGTCAGGTTCGTTTAACCCAACTTCTAACATCTGCTCCTGTGTCCAATTAACTTCTTCCATTTTGTTTTCCACCTTTATTTAATTTTTGTTTTATGGTGGCGATTTGGTCATCATTTAGTATTGTAAGAGCTACCTTTGCTTTCTCGTTATTGTATCCATAAAACTCTTTAACATACTCTATATCGTCTAACTTTTTCGCCTTCACCCAAGGAGTAAATCTTTTCCTTGGACGTAAACTATTTATTAAAAAGTCAAACTGAAGTTTCTTGTCTATACTAGGATATTGGTTAATTTCGTTAACTAATAGAATAGTGTCTTGAAATGGAGCTAGACACTTGTTTACGATAAATGGTGGATACTTTCTTTCCCATTCTTCATCCTCTGTGTCCATCAACCTCTCTTTGGTGTGATTGATTGCATTGAGATAGTCTTTTAATTCATACATGACATTTAAAAACTACGTTAGTTCTTAACTCGTAGCACTCCCTTGAAACTGGCATTGCTTTGTGTGGTAGGTGTGCATCGAATATGACTAGACGATTACCTTTATACTCTATCAACTTACTACCAATCATAGTTCCACCGTTCCACTCTGGTTCCCAATCCAATCGTGGATAGAAAATCATGGTAAACTCACCATCATCTGTATGTAGATGAGGTTCTATACCGTGAGTGTGAGCATTACAGTAGATTCTCTCATAGACCAGTTCCTTACCAATCTTATTTTTTGCACTTTGAAAAATCCAAGAAACCCATTCAAAATTATTTTCTTTACATTCTGAATCATCATGGCCACAAAGAATATGCCAGTGTTTATTTGGTTGTCCTCTCTTGGACTCATAATCATATTTCCAAGATAGGTTTCTTACATAGTCATCAATAAGAATAGCAAGATGATCTTCTACTAAACTATCAATCACCTCAATCATTTAAACTTAGCCCTTGCCATAATCTCTGTCAGACACGCAAGAAGATTTATCTCTTGATCGGCGGAAAATGCTGCTTTATATTGATACTCAGCCAATACACAGACAACATGAGGTATAGAGCTAGGGTCAACGAAAGTATAAAGATTATCATAAATACTACGGAAAAGCCGTACAGAATCCATATCAAGATTGTTAACAACCCATTTTCTAACATTGGTAAATTCCTTCTCTTTCATGAACTTCATGAGCTCTTTGATATTTATCTCTGCCATATCAACAAGAATACCAGCATCAATTCTACCAGAAACAGAATACCTTTGCAGTTCGTTTAGTATACGCCTCCAATCTGGAAAGTGTCTTTGAATTACCTCTGCAAGAACTTTCTTATCATACTTTATATTTTCTAGAACAAGAATACCCTCAACTCTAGACATGAAGTCCATAGCAAGATTTGGTTTCTCAGACTTTGGAATTGTAAAGTCAATCACACTACAACGAGAGTGTAATGGTTCAATCAATCTATTCTTGTAGTTACAAGTCAGAATGAACCCACAGTTTTTATGAAACTCTTCCATGAAACCACGCAAGGCTGGTTGAGTAGACTGTGGATTTAGATAGTCTGCTTCGTCAAGAATAAGATACTTTCTACCACCTTCTAGAGACACAGTAGATGCAAAGTTTTTAATCTTGGTTCGGAGAACGTCAATACCAGACTCCTCTGAACCATTGATCATCATAGATGTTGCACCGATCTCATCAAGAACAGCCTTTGCAATAGTTGTCTTACCTACGCCTGGGCCTCCAGATAAAATTACATTTGGTACATTACTATTCTCTACAAATTCCTTGAAGGTATTTTTTAGAGACTGTGGTAGAATACAATCATCAACAGTTTTTGGGCGATATTGTTCAACCCATAAAAATGTTTCCATGATCAATTACCATAGGATGATTCTGGTTCTAGGGCAATAAAATATTCAATGTCAAGATTAGAGTTTTTAAAATAACTAATCTTCTTTTCAGATACTTGAACATCATAGTTGCCTGGCAATAGTTTAAGATTTTCTACTTTAAACCAGAACTTATATGCTTCTACAGTATCATCATTATCAATGACTTGAGTGGAATAACTATTTGCAGTATCATTCTTTTTATCTGTAACACGTAGTTCACCAGACTCAAGAACCATATCAGGAACACCGATAACAGCTGCAGCCTTTGTTACTTCAGACAAAGTATCACTCGACAAGTTAAATGCAATTTCTGTGGAAGGCATTGTAACTTCTTTAGTTGGAGAAGTAACAACAGAAGGATCAGAATACCAATACTTCAAAGATTTCCCATTAGACCCATCCTCAGTGATAACAACATAGTCATCATTGAAATCTAAGTTAGGCTTTGAGAAAAGAGATAGTGCAGAGAGGAATTCATTTAAATCGTAAATAGCAAATTCCTTTGCAAACTTCTCTTCTACTGTGGCTTTTGCAATGATGTTTTTCATTGCAGACATGGTAGAAATATCACTACCCTCTTTAATTACCAAGTTTTGATTAATGGTTGAGAAGTTTTTCAACACATTAATAGTTTCACTAGTTAGTTTCATTATCACGTTTCTCCATATCATTTACGTAAAGTGCGATGATTCCGTAGTGAATCACCTTCAACAAATCCTTGCGGTCTTTGCCATTCTTCTTTCCATATCGTTGTGCATACTTG